GAACGTCGCAGAATGGCACAAAACCCACACGAATACTTGATCACTCAACTTCAATTCACTGGTGATGAATCCGTCGGTTCTTCTTCCAACAAGATTAAGTTGAACTTCAACCATCCAGTCAAGGAATTAATTTGGGTTGTTCAACCTGATCAAAACGTTGATTACTGTTCATCTTTGACCTGTGATGCTCTTTTATTCAAGGTCCTTGGTGCTCAACCTTTCAACTACACTGATGCCATTGATGCTTTACCAAACGCTATCCATGCTTTTGGCGGTCCAGCTGCTCTTGCTGCTGATTCCCGTGCTTACATCGATGCTCGTGGTTTATTCCAAGATGCCGGTGCTCTTGACTACATGCCAACTGAATTTGATGCTGGTTTCACTGGATACTGGCACGGACCTTCCAACCCTTACAACCAAGTAAATATGGGTGGTCCACAAGTTCCATTAAATACTACTGGACTTGATCCTGCTATCGCAGAAGCCTTAGCTTCAGGAACATCTTCTTCTCACAATGATAACTCTGGCGTCTCTGATGCTGGCACATTTGTTCTATCAGAAACATCTTTAGACATGCATTGTTGGGGTATGAATCCAGTTGTCACTGCTAAGCTTCAATTGAACGGCCAAGATCGCTTCTCTGAGCGTGAAGGAACTTACTTCTCTTGGGTCCAACCATACCAATCCCATACTCGCAACCCTGATGAAGGTATCAATGTTTACTCGTTCGCCCTTCGCCCTGAGGAACACCAACCTTCAGGCACGTGCAATTTCTCCAGAATTGATAACGCCACACTACAATTGGTCTTGTCTAATGCAACTGTTGAAGGAACTAAGACCGCTAAGGTCCGTGTCTATGCCACCAATTATAACGTATTAAGAATTATGAGTGGAATTAACGAGTTTACGATACAATATACGATGTTTCAACATGTATTAACCTCCTGTTCCAAACAGTTGGCTGCCATATTAGATATTTGCTTTCTAATGTGGGTAAACAGTGTAAAGCAAATATGTATTCAAAATACATTATATAACCAGCTAGTCTCTTTCTGACTATCAAGTCAGTCGGAGGCAACATTTCTAAATTGCAGGAACATCCTGATAGCCTTTTCTACTACTTCATTATGTGAAAACATTTTGAATACCCGGGGTAATGACCTAGGGCATAGTAATAACGAAAAGGATTGGACAATCCGCAGCCAAGCTCCTAAATGCGTTAAAGCAAGCACATGGAGAAGGTTCAGAGACTATAATGGAATGGGTCTGAGAAAGTTAGCAACTTTCAATGAAGACTTAAGGGATAGTCCAAGCTCAAATAGAAATATTTGAGTTTGAATAAGCACACCTGGGGAGGTTTAGCTTATTCAAATTAAGCACTGTATATAGTGCGATATTTTTAAATTATACCATAAAAATTAATATTATAATTATTATATTAAAATATTAAATTGAAAACAATATAAAGAAAAGGGTTTATATTACAATATACAATGTCTGATACATTTGAATCTGACAATCAAATACATTTAGATAGATTTAAAAATAATACTCCGCATCCATCTTATATTGCTGGGTTTATAGACGGTGATGGATGTATTTTTATAAGAAAAATTACTGACGGATATCAATCAGGTTTTACAATAACTCAATGTAGAACAAATATATTACAAATAATTCGTTATCATTTTGGAGGAAGCATAACATCTTCAGCTAATAGAAATGATAAAATAATAAATTTAATGGATGACAATAATGAACATTACCATAAACATAATATTAGAAACCAGTATAATTTATTAATAAGAAATAATGAATATCATGTATTACTAGATTATTTACAAAATAGTTTCATCATTAAACAAAAACAGTATAAATATTTATGCCAATTTAACAAACTTGCAAATTTACCAAGTAAATATGAAGAAAAAGAAAATTTATATTTAAAATGTTCTAATTTAAATAAAAATTGTGAATTAGATGAAAGATATTTAACTAGATTAAATATTGAATATATTGCTGGTTTATTTGATGCTGAAGGTTGTATATTTATTGAAAATAATCTAAAAAAAACAAAAATTACAATAGCACAAAAAAATCATCCAAAGATATTACACGAAATCTCCAAATTTTTAGGATTTGGTAAAGTAGACATAGGTGAATTTAAAATTTATAAAAAAGATGATTGTTTAAAATTTATACAATTAATAATACCACATTTAATCGTTAAATATAATCAAGCACACGCATTCGAAACATTTTTGAATACACATAACATATCTGTTAAAGAAACAATGTATAAATTTTGTAATAGAGAAAAACATGCAATAGAATTATTCACTGATTTAAATCAAAATGACAAAGGAAAAGAAGGTTATTTAGAAACTTTAAGATTAAAAAGATTAAAAGAACAAGTTTGTAAAGAAATTCATAACAAACAAGTTTATAAAGATAAATCTGAAAAAATGACAGGAGAAGGAAATCATAATTATGGCAAAACATTTTCAGAAGAAATAAAGAAAAAAATGTCTCAGTCCATTAGAGACGCAAAAGGAGGCGTTAGTGATGAAGTTATAATAAAAGTGAGAGATTTATTAAAAGAAGGATATAAAAATATAGATATACAAAAATCTCTTAATTTACCAAGACATACAATAACTAGAATTAAAAATTGTGAAATTGTATGTCGCAATGAAGCAAAAAAAGAAAAAAAATCTTTAACACAAGAACAAGTTAATTTATCAAAAAGAAAAATAAATGCAGATGATATTATGTTTATAATTGAAAAATTTATAGAAAAATGGAAACCAACGACAATTTTAAATTATTTCATAGAAAAAAACAAAAATAATATTACTATTGATATGATTAAAAATATAAAACGAAATTTAACAAATAAAAAAACTATTATTTACAAATCTGAATTAACAAAAGAACGATATGAATATTATACAAATTTATGTAAAACTTTTACAGAAAAAATAGTATAAAAATATATTTGTTATTTATATAAATGGATAACAAATATAAAAAAGATTTTATAAAAATGAAAAAAGAAAGGAGAGATAAAAAACGAACTATAAAACGTGATATTACAGGAGAAGAAGTTATTTTTATTTTTGAAAAAGTATTGGAAGGATGGAAAACTATTAGAATATATAATACTTTAATCCAACAAAATCCTAATTCACAAATAGATAAGAAAAAAACTGAAATAATTTCAACTGGAAATTGCAAAGTCTATGAAAATGAACTACAAAAAGAAAGATATGAATATTATGTAAGTTTAAGAGCTAAAGTGTATAATTATCATAAATTATCAATAACAACAATCAAAATTTAAAGAGTGTCAATAGTATTTACATCCTTTGATACCGAATATTAACAAAGATTTGCTCTGGAAGTTGCCATATCAAAATTATATTTAACCAACTACATTTTCTTCTACAAATTCATAATCATCATCTTGCATGTCTTGTTCTTCATCATCATCTTGTATGTCTTCTTCTTGTTCTTCATTTTCTTCTTGTTCTTGTTCTTCTTCTTGTTCTTCATCAATTTCAACATAATCGCCATTTTCATATTTTACTCGAGTACAATTAAACAATATATTCATATTAATAACCTCTGGTTTATCAGTGTCAGATGTAAACAATTTTGCAATTTGCGAATCGTCTCTAAATCTAACTGTATATGTTTGCTGGATATTATTTCTGCCAATACGACCCATAGCTTGAATTACTTTTTCCTGAGTTAAATCTAAATCTTTACTCAAGAAACCATGACAGAATTGATAATTAGTTCCATAAATATAATCACTTGACGCAATAATCATACACAATTTTTGTTCATCTGCCAGTTTTTTCATAATTTCAGTATATGCAATATTATCGTGATTAATGAATACACCAATACCCATCATAAGAAGAATTTTCCATAAATTATCAACACCATTCAATGCCATAATATCTGCGACAATTTGCTCGTCAATCGTGCTTGTAAATGCGTTTGAAATAGAAGCATCAGGGGCCCATTTATCTATGTGATTTTTTTTATTAGGAACATACGTCTCATTCAAAGATGCACGTTTAATCATAGTTCTAAGTTGGTTAATTTCTGCTGTCATTTTATTTAATGTTCCTTTATTATGCATTTCTTCTGGAATATCTTTACTCAATTTCTTCGGATCTTTATTTGATTTTGATCTACCTTTAACACAATGACCTTTATCCATAACATTCACCGTATTTTTTGATCGTTGCTCAATATCTTCTTTGATAGCTTCCAAATCAGATTCTACTTGATATATTTTAGAATTAATAACATTATTGTATTCAATCTTTTTCATAAGTTCTTCCATAACAGCTGAAGGAATATTTGCTTGTTGAACACAGAACTTTGCTATTTTTTCAATATCATCTGAAATAAATATAGTTGGTCCATCTGTAAGAGTATGTGCGTCTTTTGTTGTAACATATACGCCGGATGTTCCAGCTTGAACTGGTTCGACTGTTCTTGTAGAAGTTATTTGTTCTGAAGCAAGTCTGGTTAAAGGAGTACCAGATAGTGGATTTTGTTGTACACTGGATACCCCTGGTCCAAGACTTCTTACTTTTTGAATTTTATTACCTTTTGTATCAACTGTTGTATTTTCAAATATTCTTGGCTTTCTGCTATCCATAAAATGTCTATAAACTAATGTCCAATTAATTGCCACAATATTTTTTAGCATATTGATATAATAAATTTTGATATTTTTCATATTAATTGAATCCAAATCTTCAAAATGCCTTTCAAGACGCATTCGATTATTGGCATAATTATTTTTGTTGACAAATGTGATAAATTCCACAACTTCTTTTAGATCGAAATATCTCAATAATGTCAAATAATTGCTGCAGTGATTTGCGATCTCTACTATTCCATCATAACTATCATTTAAATAATGAGGCAAAACTACAAATCCATCTTTATTCACAATAGGAATTGATTTTTTACAATCATGACTTACAATATTGCAAATTTCAGCACCTATAAATTTATTCAAGAAATCCGGAATTGTCTGTGTTAATTCATTATCCTTTGGTAAAGTTGCAGATGATAACACAATAGTTGGAATGTCATTTTCTTTCCAGTTTTGTCTAATTGTTTTATGGAATTCGTGTTCATCATAGTCCATCGTGATAGTTGGTTCATCCCAATATGTAATAATATTAGTAGAACTGAAATGCGAAATCATATAATACATAGCAGGCAAATATGACTTAATATCTGAAATCATAATTTCAACATTATCACCAACGCTATTATCGACTTTTCGAATTCCACCAGTTCTCTTATTTTTAGTAAAT